CAATCGCAGAAACTTCAGGCCACAAAATGCAGGCCGGCGTGCGTTTTATGAATATCCGACCATCTGACCGAATATCCGACCATCTTGGCGCTTGACACGAAAACAGGAGATTTCAGATGACCGCCAGACGACCTCGCAAGCCTCAGAGTCAGACCGCGACCGGCAAGGCAATGGCGCTGACCGCGGCGGCATCGACCCGCTATCCGGCGTGGCCGCGCGACCTGGTGGATTTGCCAGGATTGACCCGCGACCGGCGGCGCGCGCTGGTTTGGTATGACGGCATCGCCAGGCACCGCACGCCGGAAGGCTGGCAGGCGACCGACGCCGGCCGGATCGCCCTGTTGGCGCGTGCGCTGATGGGCTGGGAGCGCGAATCGCAGCGCCTCATGGAAGGGCAGGGCGGCGACGCGGCGCTGGCCGACAGGCTGCACGCTGCCATTGGCCAGCTATCGCGCCACCTGGGATTGAGTCGCGTGATTGCCGATTCCAAGATCATCGCCAACGACGCCCAGGTCCGCGCAGAGCTGCAACAGGTCGAGCCGAAAGCCGACGACCTGCTGGCCGGGGCGGTCGTGAACTGATGGACTCGGCCCTGGGCGGTTCATGGTGGATTCCGCCGACTGCGGCCGTCGTGGCCGGCCTCGCGGCGTGGCTGGTGATGCGGTGGCTGCGATGACGACTGAAACCCGCGGCGAAAAGGTTGTCCGCTTCTGCACGACCTACCTCCGCGTGCCGGAGGGCGAGCATGTCGGCCGCCCGGTCGAGCTGGCGCCGTTCCAGGTCAAGTTCATCCTCGACGTGTACGACAACCCGCACGGCACACGGCGCGCGCTGCTGTCGATGGCGCGCAAGAACGCCAAGACCACGTTGATCGCCATGCTGGTGCTGGCGCATCTGATAGGCCCGGTGGCGGCGCGCAATTCGCAGATTGTGAGCGGCGGCCTCACGCGCGCGCAGGCGGCGCTGGTGTTCGACCTCGCGGTGAAGATGATCCGGCTCAATCCGCGCCTGGTGCGCGAGGTGCACATCGTCGAATCGAGCAAGCGCATCAAAGGCCTCGCGCTCAATACCGAGTATAGGGCCTTAAGCGCCCAGGCCGGCGCCGCGCATGGCCTGTCGCCGGTGGTCGCCATCCTCGACGAGATTGGCCAGATCGACGCCGAGACCTCGCCGTTCGTCGAGGCCATCACGACGGCGCAAGGTGCCTACTCGCATCCGCTGCTGTTCGGCATATCGACCAGCGCGCGCAGCGACCAGTCGATGTTTTCGATATGGATTGACGACGCCGTGCGCTCCGGCGACCCGTCCATCGTCGTGCATGAGTACCGCGCCGCCAATGGTTGCGCCCTGGACGATCCGGCGGCGTGGGCGGCGGCGAATCCGGCGCTTGGAATCTTCAGGGACGCCGGCGACCTCGCGCAGATGGCCGAGCGCGCAAAGCGTCTGCCGAGCGAGGAGGCGAGCTTTAGAAACCTTTTCCTGAATCAACGAATTGCTTTGGAAAGCCTCTTTATCGCGCCGGCGCTTTGGCGCGACAATGCCGGCGCGCCTGACCTCGATGTTTTTCGCTCCAACAGCGTGGCCATAGGCCTCGACCTGTCGGCCCGCGGTGACTTGACGGCGGCGGTGCTGGCTGCTCGAGCAGAGGATGACGACGGCGGCGCCGTCCACCTGTTGCCGTTCGTATTCACGCCGCTGGACTCGCTGGGCGAGCGATCACGACGCGACCGTGCGCCCTATGAACAGTGGGCAAGGGATGGCTACCTGATTCCGGTGCCCGGCAGCGTGATCGAATACGACTACGTCGCCGGCTACCTGGTGCGCGAGCTGGAGGCGCTGGGCATCGAGCCGGGCGTCGTGGCGTTCGACAGGTGGAGGATCAAGGATTTCCAAAGGAGCGCGGTCGACGTGGGTTTCGGCGGCTCGGCCACCTGGGAGGCGGTGCCGCAGACCTATTCCGGCATGTCGCCAAAGCTGGAGGCCTTCGAGGCGCTGCTGCTGCAAAAGCGACTGCGCCATGGCGGCCATCCGCTGCTGACCATGGCGGCGTCCAATGCCGTCGTGAAGCTCGACCCGGCCGGCAACCGGATGTTGAACAAGGAAAAGGGCCGGCTGCGGATCGACCCGTTGGTGGCGGCCGTGATGGCGGCCTTCTGCGTCTATGACGGCGCGGCGCAGACGTTCGACGAGCGGGCATGGATAGGATGAAGCCTCTCGCCATCGACCTGTTTTGCGGGCTGGGCGGCTGGACCGAGGGGCTGCTGGCCGAGGGCTATGACGTGGTCGGCTTCGACATCGAGCGGCACGAGTACGGCGACCACCGCTACCCGGCGCAGCTTGTCATTCAGGACGTGCTGACGCTGCATGGTTCGCAGTTCCGCAACGCCGCGCTGATCGTCGCCTCGCCGCCCTGCCAGGCCTACAGCTACCGGGCGATGCCATGGAAGCGCGCAAAGGCGCTGCCGCCGCCGGATAACACGCTGTTTGATGCGTGCTTTCGTATTCAACGCGAGGCCAGCGAGGCGGCCGGCCGGCGCATCCCGCTGGTGGTCGAGAACGTGCGCGGCGCGCAGCCTTGGGTCGGCCGCGCACGGTGGAATTTCGGGTCGTTCTATCTCTGGGGCGACGTGCCGGCGCTGATGCCGACGACGAAACCTCGAGCCAAGGTGGCGGGGCTGAATTGGTCCGGCTCCGATAAGGCGGGATACGTAGCCCGAGCTTTCAACGACACAGCAGTGCATCAGGGGCGCAAGGCACCAAACGGCACGCAGTGGTTCAACGACGGGCCGCGCAGCAAGGACAGCCTGGCAACGATGGGTGGCAAGAGCAAAGCCCGAAAAGCCGCCAGCGCGATGATCGCCAAGATTCCGCTGCCGTTGAGCCGGCATATCGCGGCCGTTTATTTTCCATAACTAGTCAAAGCCACCACGAATGGTGTAGGGGTATCGCCCAGGCGCACTAGCCGTGGGGGCAATATGCCGAGCCTGTCGCCGTTTCGGGCCGTTTCGACCGTAATCTGGAAGGCTGTGGACGACGAGGCCCGCGTGCTGGAAGGCATCGCCTCGCACGCCGCGCCCGACCTCGCCGGCGACGTGATCGAACCAAAAGGCGCCGCCTACAAGCTGCCGCTGCCGCTGCTGATCCAGCACGACCGCGACCGGCCAATCGGCCAGGTTACGCTGGCCAGGGTGTCAGATTCGGACATCCAGGTACGCGCCGAACTGGCCAGGGATTCCGGCCTCGATTACGTCGAGCAGGCATGGAAACAGATCAAGGCCGGCCTGGTTGGCGGCCTGTCGATTGGCGCCCAGCCGCTCAAGGGCGAGCCGATCCTGGACCGCGGCGGCGCCATGACCGGCGTGCGCTATACCGCCTGGCGCTGGCTGGAGCTGTCGGCCGTCACGCTGCCGATGAACCAGAAAGCCACCATCGAAATTGTCCGAATGTTCGACCCGTGGGGCGCCCAGGTGTTCACGCGCCGCGACCCGCTGGCCGACATGGAGGGCGCCGAAAGCGAGCGCCAAGGCTACGAAGCAACCCGCGCCCGCGTGATTGCAGCACTCAACGCCAACGCGCGCGCGCTCTACCGAAAGCCATAGCCATGTCCGTTTCCGACCAGATTGCAACGATTGCACAGAAGGGCGCGACCGACCGCGCCAACCTTGAAACCCTGTTGAAGTCACTAGACGGCGACGCCGACAACACGACCGTTCGCGCCCAGGCCGACCAGCTCGCCGCGACCGTCACTCGCGATTCCGAAACCCTGGCGACCTTGCAGCGCGCCGAACGCGCCCTGATGAATTCCGCGTTGCCGGTGGCGCCAACCATCGTGCAGCTCCGCAAGCGCGAGGAAGTGAAACCGGACCATATCTGGCGCGCCGGCGTCGTGGCCGCGGTTAGCTATTTCTCGCGCCAGCCGGTCGAGGAGGTGATGCGCGAGCGCTATGGCGATTCCGACCTGACCCGCGACCTCTGCACGCTGTCGCTCAACCGCGGCAACGCGGTGCGCGGCTATGAGGTGCTGCGCGGCGAGCTGCTGACCCGTGCGGCGCAGAATCCGGCGATGACCAATGTTCCCGGCTACGCCCAGGAGCTTGTGCATCAGACCTACGCCGCGTTCATGGAATCGCTCAAGGGCGTGTCGGCGGTAAGCCAGGTCAATTTCCGCAGTGGGACATTCGATGACGGCGCGCCGATTGTCGTGCCGTACCGCGTGGCGCGCGCGGCATTTCCCGACAATTTCGACGCGGCGTTCCGCGCCGAGGGTGCTCCAATTCGTGTCGGCCGGCTGACCACGGGAAGCAAGACCTTGCTGCCCTACAGCATGGGCGTGATCGGCACGTTTACCCGCGAGCTGTTGCGCCGCTCGACGCCGTCCATCGAGGAAATGATCCGCCAGGCGATGATCGACGACACGGCGGAAATCATGGACGGTTACGTTTTCGGCAACGCCGCAAGCTCGTCGACCCGACCGGCCGGCCTGACCAACGGCATTGCCGCCCAGGATACCCGCGTTGCGACGGCGACGCCGACCGTGGCCGACATCGACAGCGATCTGCAAAAGATGGTTACGCAGCTCGTCGCCGTTCGCCGCCTCGGCGGGCCGAATACGTCGTGGGTGATGAACAAGGCCAACGCGGCCAAGCTGGCCTCGCTCATGTTCGCCACCGGCGGCGCCGTCTATCCCGGCCTGTCGGCGGCCGGCGGCACGCTCAAGGGCTACTCCGTCGCGGTGTCGCACTTCTTCCCGACGACCGAGGTGCTGCTGGTCGACGGCGATGCCGTCTTTATGGCCGGCGGTGCGCCGGAATTCGAGATGAGCACCGAGGCGACGCTGCACGAGGAAAACACCACGCCGCTGCCAATCGGCACGACCGGCACGCCGGCCGTCGTCGCCGCGCCGGTTCGCTCGCTCTACCAGACCAACAGCGCGGCGCTGCGGATGATCCGCGAGGTATCGTGGGATGACCTGCGCGACGGCGCCGTCCAGCAGCTTACGGCCGTCGCCTGGTAGTTGGTTAGAGGGGTAACTGGAGGGGCGCGGCGACTATTTCCCCCGCCGCGCCTCTCTCTTTTTCGCAAGGAGCTGCCATGGCCATGCTGGCTAACCGGATCGTCGCGTGGGTCGTGCAGGGCTTGCAATCCGACAAGCGCACCGGATTCGTAGAGATGACCAAGGCGCAGCGCGACGCCGGCATCGCGTCCGGCCGGATGCAGGACCCGATGGTCGGCGCCCACAAACTGAAATGGATTTCGCCGCTCTACATTGCCGGCCTCGATGCGCCGCCGGCGCCGCCGAGGACACGCGGCAAGGCCAAACCCGAGGCCGAACCCGAGGCCGAGGGCTAGCGCGTGGGCGCCATTACGCAATGGATACGCCGCGCCGTCGCGGAGGGCGCGTGGCGCATGGCGTATGGGTCGAGCATCGAAAGCGGCCGGCTATTTGAAATCCCGTTCGGCAACGGTTTCGAGCGCGGCTTGCGCCTGGGCGGCGGCCCGATTGACGGCCGCGGCGTGCCGGCGGCGTTCGCGTGCGTAATGTCTTTCAGTCGCGCCGCGTCGCAATGCTACCCGGTTCACAAGCGCATCAGCACCAGCGGCAAGCATGAGGTGGTCGAGGATTCGCCGGCGGCGCGCTTGTTGCGCTATCCCAATTCCTACCAGACCTGGGACCAGTGGCTTTTCAATATCATCGCCGGCATGGGATTCGACGGCGAGGCGATGGCGCTGATCGTGCGCGACGGCCGCCTGGCGCCCATCGAATTGCATCAGGTGCCGCGCCGTTCGTGGTCGCCGTTCGTGGCCGACGACGGCGCCATATTCTACCAGGTCAACGAATCGGCGCAGGGCCTCTACCCGCGGCTGACCGATACGCTGGTGCCGGCGCGCGACGTTATCCATTTCAGGCAGTACACGCCGCGTCACCCGCTGGTCGGCGAGACGGCGCTGGCGGCGGCGGCGCTGGCCACCGGCATCAACGTGGCATTGTCGGCAAGCCAGGCGGCGTTCTTTGAGAACATGGCGCGGCCAAGCGGCATCCTGGCGACCGACCAGACGCTATCACGCGACCAGATGACAAGGCTTCGTACGGCGTTTGAGGAACAATCGGCCGGCATGGCGCAGGGAAAATTGCCGATATTGGGCAACGGCCTCAAGTTCCAGCAGCTCGCGGTGTCGTCCGTCGACTCGCAGCTCATCGAATCGCAGCGCATGAGCATTGAGGAAATCGCCCGCGTCATGGGCGTGCCGCTGCCAGTGATCGGCGTGCTCCAGGGCGCGACCTACAACAATGTGGAACAGCTCATCAATCACTGGCTGGCGGTATCGCTGGGAAGCCTGATCGAAAATATCGAGCGCATGATGGACCGCGCTTTCGGCTTTGCGCGCTCCGACTACGTCGAGCTGGACACCAACGCGCTGCTACGCTCCGACCTCGCCGCCCGCATCGACGCGCTGACCAAGGGCGTGCAGGGCGGCCTGTACTCGCCCAACGAAGCGCGCGAGCTGGAAGGCCTCAACCCGCAGGCCGCCGGCGACACGCCGTTCATGCAAGCGCAAATGACGCCGCTGCCCATGCTGGCAAAGATTGCCGAAAAGAACGCGGCGCCAACGCCGGCGCCGGTGGCCGCTACCCCGGCGCCGGCGTCCAACGAAAACACCGCAAAGGATTTCGACCCGGCACGCGCCGCCTCGCTGTTGCGCGCCAGATTGGAAAGGCGCGCCCATGCCTGACCTGGAGTACCAATTGCAACAGGCCGTCGAGCCGCTGGTGCTGGAGCTGGAGGCGCTGCGCCGCGAGGTGGCGACGCTGAAGGCCGAGGCGCCCGACCTTGAACCGCTGGTGATGGAACTAGACGCCATGCGCGAGGTGCTGGAGGCCTCGCGCGCCGAGGTGGCCAGCCTGAAAGGGCGCATCGACGCGCCGGCATGGGCGGTCGGCGTCTATCGCCAGGGCGTCGTCGTGCAGCATTTTCACGGTCAGTATTTCGAGGCCGTGGCCGATACCGCGGCCGAGCCCGGCGACGGCGTTACATGGCGCCGCCTGGGCCTGCACGGCTTCCGCTATCGCGGGCTGCACATCGACGGCGCCGAGTATGAGGCCGGCGACCTGGTCGCGCGCGACGGGTCGATGCAATTGCAGACCGCCGGCGGCGGACTCGTCTGGCTTGCGGTGCGTGGGCGCCGGGGTCGGCCAGGCGAGACGGGGGCACCAGGCGAAGCTGGCAAGCAGGGCGAGGCCGGCAAGCGCGGCGCCGATGGCGCCAACCTGGTCAAGCTGGAGGCCGAGGCCGGCGTGCTGTTCGCCGTCTGGTCGGATGGCAAGCGCGCGCCGATGGCGCTGGAGGCCGTGCCGTGAGCTGGGTAGACGACACGCGCGCCGCATGGATTGCCTGGCTGGGCGGCACGACGCCGCCGACCGACGACCAGGCGACCCGTGCCTTGACCCTGGCGCTGGCGACCGTCGAGACGTGGCTTGACCGCGAACTGGAGCTGATCGAGCGGATACAAGACGACGCGCCGGTGCATGGCGTAATTCGCCTGCGCGCCTGGCCGGTCGAATCGCTGACCGCGATCACGGTGAACGGCGAGGCGCTGGAGCTGACCTGGGTGAAGCTCGACAAGCGCACCGGCCACCTGGTGGCGCCGGGCTGCTATTACGTCTCGGTGACGACGACCTATACCGGCGGTTTCGATCCCATGCCGCCCGACCTTGAGCTGGCGCTATGGATGGTTGCCGCGCAGCTCTACCCGTCGACCCTGTCGGCCGCCGGCGCCGACATGGGCCAGACGGTGCGGCGGGTCACGACGCCGGACGTGGGGACGGTCGAATACAGCGTCGGCGCTGCCGGCGAGACCACGGCCGACGAGCTGCTGGGCGGCACGGTCTCGCCCCAGGTGGCCGGCCTGCTGTCGCGCTATCGCGCCGAATCCGTCGTGGGGGGTGCCTGATGTTCTCGCCCGCCGCTCACCGCACCGCCTGGGAAACCAACGTGGCGTTCCTGTCGGCGCCGGCGACCTGGATTCAGGGCGGCGTGGCAGTCGAGCTGCGCGCCGGTTTTGCGGTCGGCCGCGAAACCGACGTGGCAGTGGCGAACGCGCTGGGCTTCGGGGTTCGCAAGGTGACGATCCGCGCCATGGATACCGCTGGCGGCACGCCGCGTGTGCTCGACCGAATCCAGGTCGCGGGCGAGTCCCTGACCATCGACGGCATCGTGCCGGTGCTGTTCGCCGGCGAGCTGTACGGCTGGCGCTGCACCTGTGCCGGCGGCGAGGCGGGGCCATGAGCGAGGCCTATAAGCGCGCCCTGGTGCGCGGCTGGTGCGACGAGGTGCTGGGCGCCGCGTTCGTCGCGACCATCAACGACAACGACCGGCCGGCCGATTCCAGCGCCTGGTTCACCGTCGTGTGGGAGTCCGACACGGTCGAGCCGATTGCATTCTGCGGCATCGTCCAGGAGACCGGCTCGCTCAACGTGATTGTTGGCGGCGAGCCTAACGCCGGCGACGCCATCGTGGCCGCGGCGAGCGATGCCGTCGTGGCCGAGCTGCTGGCGCGGGTCGACCCGGAAGGCCAGCTCGTTCTGGAGCGCGCATCCGGCACGGCCGAGCATTCAGCGGGGACGGCGGACCGCTGGTACAGACTGAATACGCCGCTGACTTACCGATACATAACAGGAGGGCCGTGACATGCCGGCAAAAGCCTACTCGACCAAGGGCCTCAAGATGTGGCTGGGCGGCGCGACGGCGCCGGTTGCGCTGGTGCCAACCGCCATCAGCAAGGCGAAACCCGCAATGGTCACTGTCGCCAATACCGCGAAAGCGGGCGACATGGTCTACGTCTCGACATCGGGCTTTCCCGAGATTGACGGCAAGTGGTTTACAGTCGGCACGCCGACCGTGACCAATTTCCTGCTGGTCGGTTCGGACACGACGCTGTCGACCGGCACACTGGCCGCGACGCCGGCGCTCCAGCTTTACGCGCAGACCGCCATGTTCGATTTGTCGTGCCTGGCCAAGACCATCACGTTCAACAGCGACGCGCCGGCGGCCATCCAGGCCGGCACCTACTGCGACCCGTCGCTGGCGATAACGTCGCCCATCATTCCGCCGACGACGATTGAGTTTGGCGGCAACATCAACATTGCCGATCCCGCCTATCCCGCGCTGCTGAAAGCAGAACAAGACGGGGCGGAGCGGCCGTTCGACATCGTCCTGCCGTTCGCCCAGGGCGACATCGTTGCGCCGGCCGTCGTGTCGATGGTGACGTGGGACCTCCCAGTGGACGGGGTGCAAGGCTTCAGCGCGACGATGACGTGCGGTTCCAAACCCGTTCACCGTTTCTAGGAAGGAAAGCCCATGGCAGAAGCCAACGGACACGCGCCGCCATTCCAGCCGGCGGTGCTCGACGCGCCGGTCACGCCGGAGGAATTCGACGCGCTGCTGGCCGGCACTTTCGAGCCGACGCCGTTTGAAATCACGGCCGGCAAGTTTGTGGAAATCCGGCCGCTGCTGCTGGCCCAGGCCGACCGGCTCTATTCCGGCGAACTGAAGGGCGCCGATCTGCAACGCTATCTGTTGTCGCACAGTGTCTACGTCAACGGTCGGCCGATGGGCGAATCCAACGTGGCGCGGCTGCCGGTGTCGCTGGCGCAGAAGCTGGTGCCGGCCGTGATGCGCGCCAACGGCATGGAAGGATTCATGCAGGACGCCGACGACACCGGCGACGGCGGGCAGGGCGCGGCGGACCCAAAAGGCTAAGGCGCTCCTGGCGTCTGGCGCAACACAGCCTGGCGGAGTTGCTGGGGCGAACTGTAGGGGAGTTACGCGCGACCATGACGCTGGCTGAATTCCTTTCCTGGCAGTCCTACGCCAAGGCCAAGGCGCGCGAGGCCAACACGCCGCGCCCGACACCGCCCGACGAGTTGCCCGAGCTGGGGGCGATGGGTCCGGCCGGCGTCGCCATGGCGCTGCGGGGGCGCTGATGGCAAAGCTCGAAATCAAGGGACTGGCGGCGCTTCGGGCCGAGCTGAAGAAGTTTCCCGCGGCGGTGCAGGAGCGCGCCGCGCAAACCGGCGTTCGCAAGGCCTCGGCCAAATTGCGAACCGCGCTGCGCCAGGCGGCCTACGCCAAGGTTGCCACGGGCTACAAGCGCACCAACCGGCTGCGCCAGGCCATCCGCAGCGTGGTAGGCAAGCGCCAACAGTACAAGGGCAAGGCGTGGGTCGCGCTCAAGGAGGTGCCCGGCGAGAAGCGGACGCGGCATTACTACAACGTGCTGGAAATCGGACGTAAGCCCTACCAGCGGCGGCACGGCGGCGGCAACTATGCCGGCTCGCCACCGATGCGGCCGTTCTGGGCCAAGGCGGTGGCCGCCAACAACGCACGCATTGCCGATATCCTCGTGGTCGAGACACTCAAGGCCATCGCCTACGAGGCCGGCAAGGCCTACGGCCGCTCGAAAGGCGGGCGCTAATGGCAAAGATGGGTTCGCTCGTCGTCTCGCTGGAGCTACAGCAAGAGCAATTCCAGAAGGGCATGGACCAGGCCGCCCGCGCATTGGCCAAGGCCGAGGCGGCGAGCAAGCGGGCGCAAAACACATTCGCCGGCCTACAAAATTCGATGAAGGGAATGGCGCAGGCGGCGGCTGCCGTGGGCGCAGCGTTCGCGGCAATGAAGGGCGTCGAGTCCATCGTCAAGGCCTCCGACGCGCTCAAGAACCTGCAAGGCAGCTTCAACGCTCTGCTGGGCGACGCCGGCCGGGCGGGCGACATGATGGGCCGCGTCTTTGGCGTGGTCGAGCGCACCGGCGCGCCGCTCGACGCCGTGGGCGCGTCTATGCAGCGGCTCACGATTGCCATGGGCAGCATGGGCGCCAGCAATGCCCAGATTGAAAAGGTTGCCGAGACTTTTATCCAGTTGGGCAAGGTCGGCGGGTCGAGCGCGGCCGAGACGGCGGCGGCGCTGCAACAGCTCGGCCAGGCGCTCGCCTCTGGCAAGCTGGGCGGCGACGAGCTGAAATCTATTCGCGAGAATGCGCCGCTGGTGGCCGAGGCCATCGCCAGCGCAATCGGCGTCACCAGCGGCCAGCTCAAGCAATTGGGCGAGGATGGCAAGCTGACCAGCGACGTTGTCGCCAACGCGCTGATTGCCGCGAGCGACAAGGCCGCGGCGGCGTTCGCCAAGCTGCCGCAGAGTTTCGAGCAGGCGACGAACCGCCTGAACGCCCAAGCCGACCTTGCGGCCGCGGCGTTCGACAAGTCAGCCGGCATCACGCAAACCCTGGTCACGTCGACGGATTTCATCGCCACCAACCTGAAGCGATGGACGGCCGAGCTGGAAAGCTCCAACAACCAGTTTTCTGCCATCGCGTTGGGGGCCAAGGCGCTGCGGCTGTTGATGGAAGCAGTGCTCGTCATTTTCTCCGACGTGGCGTTCACGGCCGAGGTGATCGCCCGCTCGCTCGCGGCGGCCGGCGTCGAAGCCTATAACCTGCTGTCCGGCAACTGGTCGGCGCTGGGCAATGCGTGGCGCGATTCGGAAAGCGCCTCGCGCCTGGCCCGCGCCGCGCTCGATGAATACCAGCAACGGCTGGTCGGCCTGATACCGCTGGCGGAACAATTCTCCGCCGCGGCGGGCATCCAGTCGCGCGGCGCCGCCAAACCGCAGTCGACGCCGCTCAAGCCACCAGCAGGCGGCGGCGGCGGCAGCAAGGGAAAGAGCGACGCCGAGAAGGAGGCCGAGGCGCTGAAGAAGCGCGGCGAGGCGCTGGCCGCGGCCGTCGACTCGCAAGAGGCCTACAACCAGAAGCTCCGCGAATACGATGAGTTGTTGGGCAAGGGCGCCATCACCCAGGGCATTTTCGAGAAGGCCGTGGCGGCGGCGCAAAAGGAACTGACCGCGCAGGGCGACGCGCTCAAGGCAAGCGTCGACCCGTTCTTTGCCCACAAGCTCGCCGTCGACAACATCAACAAGGCTTACCGCGACGGGACCATCGAAATCGAGCATTGGCTTAAGCTCATCAAGGAGGCCGACGACGAACTGAAAAAGAAAACCGGCGACGGAAAAACCGACTTCCAGAAACAACTGGAGGCGCTCGAGGAGGCGGCGGCGAAGGCAGTCGGCAGCGGCATCGGCGAATTCTTCAGCGACATGATAAACGGCAGCATGACGGCGGCCGAGGCCTTCAACAAAATGGTGAAATCAATCATCTCCGACATCGCCAAGCTGGTCGCTGAATTTGCCGCGACGCAAATCATCAGGAGCCTGATGGGCGGCGGTATCGGCGGCCTTACTGCAAACCCCGACCTTGGCAAAAGCTCGCTCATGCTGGCGCAGCGCCCGACGTTCAACGCTGCGGCGAGCCTGGCCGGCCCGAGCACGCGCGCCGGCGAACCGGCGGCCGTGACCGGCGGCGCCGGGGCGACCGGCACCGGCGGTGGGCCATGGAACGTCACCATCAACAACAACGCGCCCAACGTCGGCGTGTCGACCCGCACGCGCGACGACGGCGGCCTCGAGGTGATTGTCGAGAAGATGCGCTCGATGCTGAGTCAGGACGTGATCCGGGGCGGCAATCCGTTCTCGCGCTCGCTTGAGTCGGCCTACGGCCTGGGGCGGGGGCGCTGATGCCGATTTCCCCCGACCTCCGCCGCATCTACGCCAGCGCGCCGTCCGACCGGCGCTCCATCCAGACGCTGGAGCTGTGGCATCCACTGTTCCCGCAACGATACTTCCTGACCAACGACGTGCAGATGTGGCAATTCCTGCTGACCGCCGCCTCGACCAGCCCGACGCCGTTCCTGCCGGTGCCGTTCTACGTTCGCCAGCCGACCTCGGACGGCAAGGGCCAGCAGGATATGGAAATCCAGATCGACAACGTCGGCCGCGAGGCGATGGACGCAATCGAGGCGGCTTCGCACAACCCTAACATCAACATCACCGCGACCCTGCGGCTCTATGTCGACCAGCACAACACGCCGCCGCAGAACGAGCCGCCGATGATGCTGACCATGCAGAGCATAACCATCACCGCCGGCGCCATCGTCGGCACGGCGACGCGCGCCGACGTGCTCAACCGTCCGTTTCCGACCGAGCTTTATCGCACCGATACGTTTCCCGGCCTTAACAGATGAAGGAGGCCTGCCATGTCGCTACTCGCCGCTGTTGTCTGGCTGCTGATCTATTGCCTGGTGATCGGCCTGGTCCTGGCCCTGGTCGTGTGGGTACTGCGCGACGTTCTCGGCATCGCGATACCAATGCACATTTTAAAGATCGTCGGCGCAATAATATTCCTGCTGGTGATTCTGTGGTTCGTGGCCACGGTGCTGGGAGGCGGTACGGCGCTGCCGCGCTTCGGGTGAGCTACGCCGGGGACCTGAGCTGGGTTAACGACTATGTCGGCGTGCCGTACATGGTGAACGGCCGCGACCGCAACGGCTGGGACTGCTGGGGCCTGGTGCTGGCGGTCTACCGCGAGAGGCTGGGCGTCGAGCTGCCGGATTGGCAGCGCGACGAGCCGTTTGGCATCGCCCAGCAGATTCGCGCGTTCGGCAAGGCGTGGAACGAGGTGAAGGAGGGCGGCCTGGCGACGGAAATCGACGCGCCCGAGCCGTTCGCCATCGCCCTGGTCGTTCGCCATTTCTCGCCGCACCACGTAGGCGTCGTGGTCGGCGGCGGTATCCTTCATTGTGCCGCGCCCTATGGCGGCACGACATACGACCCGTTTGCGCGTTTCCTGTCGCGCTACCCGCCGACGAGCTGGTGGCAATGGCAACGCTAGTATTTACCCGCAACCTGCTGTCGCGGCACGATCTGGAATATTTCCAGGTGCCGGACGGTTCGCGGCCGATTGAATGGCTTTTGGAGCATTACCCTCACGGCGCCGGCGGCCCGGTGTTGCACTACCACAACGGCGAGCGGCTGTTGGCTGGCGACGACGAATACCTCGACCGGCCGCTGATGGCGGGTGACGTTGCCCTCCTGGCGGTGCCGCCGGCCGGCATCGAGATCGGCGTGATCGTCATTACGGCCATTGTTACCGCCGTCGTTTCGGCCGCGGTGTCGATTGGCCTGTCGCTGCTGTTTCCTGATCCGCAGGCGCCAGCCGCGGCGACGCCGGGAGGCCTCGGCAACCCGTCGCCGGTCTACAATGTCAGGAGCCGGCAGAACCTCGCGCGCCTGGGCGAACCCGTGCCGGTGGTTTACGGCCGCGTGCTGATGACACCGGACCTCTGCGCCCAGCCTTATCATATGTTCGACGGCGTGCGCGGCATGTGGGTCGATCTTCTCATGTGCCTCGGGCAAGGCGAATTCGACGTGCATGAGGTGCTGATCGGCGAGACCGAAATGCTCTCCATCGAGGGCGGCGCGGCGCAATACATTGTCGTCCCGCCGGCGGCGCATGGCGGCATCTTTGGCAACCTGGCCGCGGTGTCGCTGGCCAATGGCTGGTCGCCGATATTCTTTGAGAATATGTGGGTCAGCCTCGAAGTGGCCGAGCAGCGGTTCACCAACATTGACGACGAATCGGGCTTCTATCGCGTCGGACGCGTCGGCCAGGCGCATGGCCGCTACATCTACTACAGCGTCGAATTCCCACGCGGCTTCTATCAGATGACAGAGTGGGGCGACGTGACCTCGACCGGCGTGGAATGGCAGGTCATCGTTCGCCAGGCCGACATCAACGGCGACCCGATTCCCGGCACCGAGCAGGTTCATAGCCAGACATGGTTCGGCGGCAACCGCGATCCGCTGCGCCTGACCCTGGCGATTGATTGCGGCTATACGGGCGCCTGGCTGGTCAAGATGCGGCGGCTCACCACGCAATATCCAAACGGCGAGGAAATGAACGAGTGGTACTGGCGCTCGCTCATGCTGGAGATTTACGAAACGCCGACGGCGGCGGCCTATGGCAACACGACGCTGTTGATGGTGCGGCTCAAGGCCGAGGAGGTGTCGGCCGGCGTCGAGCGCCTGGTGCGTGTCCGCTGCACGCGCAAACTGCCCACGGCGGGGAGCGGGCCGCTCGCGGCGACGACCTCGCCCGACGACGCTTTCATCGACATCTATTGCAACCAGGTTTACGGCGCGCGCCGGCCGCTGTCCGAGGTCGACACGGGCAACCTGGGTGCGCTGCGGGCCTATTGGGCGGGCCAGTACAGCTTTAACGGCGTTTACACGCAGAAATCGTCGGTGTGGGAGGCGCTTTCGCAATCGGTGCAGGGCGTCGCGGCGGCGCCGATGCCGGTCGGCGGCCTCATGTCGATTGTCCAGGACGGCACGCGCCCGGTGCGCTCGATGATGTTCAGCGAACAGAACATCGTCAAAAGCACGTTCAGGCTCGACTATCACTTTGAGCAGACCGGCGCGCCCGATGGCATCGAGATCGCGTTTGTCGACCCTGATACCTGGTCGCCGGCCTATGTGCGCTGGCCGGTCGGCAGTCAGAACCCCGAGTCGCTGCACCTGTTCGGCTGTTCGGACTATGTGCAGGCCTCGCAGTTCGCGCGGCTGCAATGGCAACGCCGGCAACGGCTGCGCCGGCTGGTCAACTTCGACACCGAGATGGAAGGCCTCATCCCGTATCCCGGCGAGCGCATTGCCGT